CGCGCACACTCAAAAGGATGCAATTAAAATAGCCGAAGAACTGGGCGTTACATTTGTTGGTGAGCTTTGTGATGTTATTGTTGATACGCTAAAAGATTCACAAATTGTTCATTAATGGTAAAATAATTACATTATGGATACATTAATTACAATAATCGTGCTGTCACTTGTTGGCGGTTTTTTAATCAAAAAGTATAAACCAACACTTTGGCATAAACTTACATCTAGGTTTTATAAATAAAATGCCAAAAGGACTATACGCAAATATTCATGCTAAACGCAAAAGAATTAAAGCTGGATCAAATGAAAAAATGAGAAAGCCGGGTTCTAAAGGTGCGCCATCAGCAAAAGCATTTAAAAAAGCAGCTAAGACTGCAAAGAAAAGGAAGTAACTATGCCAAAAGGTAAAGGAACATACGGATCTAAAGTAGGCAGACCACCAAAGAAAAAATCTACTAAAAAATCCAAAAAGAAATAATTGAAACCATCCTCGGCAAAAGCCAAGGGTCGAAAACTACAGCAATGGGTTGTTGATAAACTTGTTGCTTTACTTGGTTTTGATCCTGAAGATTTAGAATCAAGACCTATGGGATCTTCGGGTGAAGATGTCATTATGGGCGTACAATCACGCAAACAATTCCCCTACTCAATCGAGTGTAAAAACCAACAAGCAGTTAATATATGGAAAGCCTATGAGCAATCTTGCACTAACTGTAAAGATTACGAGCCTTTGGTTATAATAAAGAGAAATAATACTAAGCCATTGGCATTAGTGGATGCAGAGTATTTTATAAAATTACATTGCAAGGAAAACAAACATGAAACTAAACAAAATTAAAAACATAGTTAGCAGTCTTGCTCCAACACTAGGTGCAGCCATAGGTGGGCCACTAGGCGGACAAGCTGGTCAAATACTTTCTCAGGTCTTAGGTGTTAAAAACTCTCCGCCAGATATAGAAAACGCCATTAACAATCTTACAGCCGAACAAATGGTTGAACTTAAAAAAGCTGAAAAAGATTTTCAACTAAAGATGAAAGAATATGAAATAGATATTTATGCTTTAGAAACAAAAGATATACAAAACGCTAGAGAAAAATTTAGTGGTGATTGGACACCAAAGTTTTTAGGATCATTAACTGTGGTTGGTTTTATTGGTTATATATTTATGATTACAGCTTATCCTATTGACGATGCTTCAGACGATATTGTTATGCTTATTCTTGGTTATTTATCAGGTATAGCATCAGCAGTTATTTCTTTTTATTTTGGATCAAGCAATAAGGATAGAAAATGAGCGAATGGAATAACTTTAGGTTAGAAGAGTTTGCTTGTAAGCATTGTGGTGAAAATAAGATTGAACATGAGTTAATAGATAAGTTACAATCGCTTAGAGAGGACTTAGGTTTTCCATTTATTATTTCTTCTGGTTATAGATGTGAATATCACCCGGTAGAAAGAAAGAAAAGTAAGCCAGGCACTCATAATTTAGGGATTGCAGTCGATATAGCCTGTAGTCACAAACAAGCATTACAAATAGTATCCGCAGCAGAAGGTTACGGATTTACAGGAATTGGAGTTAATCAAAAAGGCAATGGAAGATTTATACACCTCGATATCAGCAAGGCTGAAGCTAATCGTCCAAGGCCTCATATCTGGAGCTATTGATTTCTAATGGAACTTTCATTCTATGTGGTTTGGAATATTTTTGTAACTTTGGTTATAGCACCATTGTTCTACTCCATACGCAAAAATGAAAACGAAGCAAAAAGAATTGATATATTAGTGAATAAAACAAGAGAAGAAATAGCTAGAGACTATGTGACTAGAAATGCTCACAATGTTGAATATTCAAGATTAATGGACAAAATAGACAAACTTGATGCTAAAATAGACAAATTAATCACTGATTGATAATATACTCAAATGAACTTCACAGGAATTAACCCAGAAATATTAGACTTAATGCTTGGTTCTGGTAGCCAAACAACAGCTCCAACTACAGATCCAACTTATTCAAGTGGGTTTGATTACGCAAGATCAATAGCAGGTGGAATACCAGCATCACAAATGATTGCATCAGGTGTTAGTTATTCTCCAGATCAACCGGGTGGTTACACACAAGCAGATCTAAATAGACCAGTGTTACCTGAAATACCAGTTCAACCATTACCACAACCAATCATAGAAGAGCCAATCACAGGCCCAGTAGAACCGGGTTTTGGTGGAGAGCCAGGGTTTGGCGGTGGATTTATTCCCGGATATGGAGACCAAGACAGAGGTTACAACTTTGGTGGTTTTAATCCTCGTGGTTTACCGGGTATGAACTTTTTAGAAAATTTACCATATCAAAATATGGATTTTTCAAAAATAGACTATTCTAGGATTCAACCAAACTTTGAAATGCCACAAATTACACAACCAACCATTGAACCAAGAACAGGTTTGCTTGGCGGTATTGGTAGAGGTATCTCAGGATTGCAAGGTATGCAACAAGACTTTACAGGCTTTAAAGAAGATCTAAAAAATAAAGCTGCCAACAAAGTTCTTGGTTTATTTGGAATTTAATGTCAGTCACACACGAAGAAACAGTTAAAGCAGCAGAAGCTGAAAGAATTTTAAATTCTGATGTCTTTAAAGAAGCAATAGAAAATCTTAAAAACGAATACATAACTCATTGGTTAAACTCTCGTGGCATTGATGATGTTGCGGTTAGAGAAGACTTCCACAGATCCTTATTACTTCTCCCTGAAGTAGAAAGACACTTACGCATTATGGCTGAGAAAGGCAAACTCACAAAAGCCAACATAAACAAAATTCGTAACATAGCCTAAAACTTTCCCTTTTATACATTATTGGTTTAAAATATTCCTAAATACAAAATAGGAGTATTTTATGAGCAATAACGGAAAACCGACTGCTTTACAAACCGAAGGTGAATTAGCAACCTCAGCGTTTGAAAGTTTCTTAGCCCCTGAAGAGGACACGCAAGAAGAAGCAGTCATAGAGGAAGCTGAAAGCATTGAACCTGAGATCGATGAATTAGAAGAACAAGACGAGGAAGATACTGAAGAGCTTGTCGATGAAGAAGAACTCGAATTTGATGATGAAGAAGATGGTGAAGAAGAAACGGAAGTTGAAGAGCTAGAAGAGCAACCCGTCTATAGAGTCACAGTTGATGGCGAAGAGATAGAGGTCACGCAGGACGAACTCATTAATGGTTATTCACGCCAACAAGATTATACGCGGAAGACACAGGAACTTGCTAATCAAAGAAAAACGATTGAGCAACAAGCCCAAGAGCTTCAGCAAAGAGATGCGATTTACGCAGAGTTGTTACCAAAGATGGAAGCCCAATTAAAGGGTGAATTGGTAAACGAACCAGATTGGAATACATTGTACGATGATGATCCAATTGCATATGTTCGAGAGAAACAGCTTTGGGATGAAAAAGTTAGAAAGTTAGAGTCAGTTAATGCTGAACAACAAAGACTCCAAGAGGAGAACCTAGTTCAACAGCAACAACAAATTGAACAATTAGTTCAATACTCGCAACAAAAACTTTTAGAAATTATCCCGGAATGGAAAACCCAAGAGGTTGCCCAAAAAGAAAAAGCTGCGATTCGAGATTATGCAGTAAATGAGCTTGGCTACTCTGAACAAGAGATAGCACAAGTTTATGATTATCGTGCTTTGCTTGGTTTAAGAAATGCTTGGCTAAACTCTAAAACAGTTAAGGCCACAAAGAAGAAACCAACACAAAAAGCACCTGCAAGAGTAGCCCGACCCGGAACGACTACCAGAAAGAAATCAGTAGCACCTGTGAAAAGAGCAAAACAGGTTTTAGCTAAATCTGGAAAAGTCCAAGATGCAGCTAAAGTTTTTGAACAATTTTTAAAATAATTTTATAGGTAAATATAATGGCTAAAGTAACAAACGCATTTGATACATACAGCGCGACTTCAGACAGAGAAGATTTAAGTAATATCATTTACAACATCTCTCCAATGCAAACTCCGTTTATGTCATCAATTGGAAAAAGAAGTATTAACAATGTTGTCTTTGATTGGCAAACAGAAGTATTAGCAACTCCAGTTGCTACAGGTGAGCTAGAAGGTTTTGAACTTTCAAGATCAGCTTCAGTTGCAACAACCAGAGTTAGCAATGTTGCTATGATTTCAAAAAGAGATGCAACTGTATCAGGCTCACAAGAGTCTTCAGACCCTGCTGGTAAGAGATCAGAAATGGCTCATCAACTAGCTATCATGTCTAAAGCTCTTAAGAGAGATATGGAAGAAGCTCTTTGTCAAAAAGGCGCAAAAACAACTGGCGATGCATCAACTGCTCGTGTAACTGGTGGTTTCGAGTCTTGGATTACATCCAACGATTCAAGAGGATCTGGCGGTGCATCAACAGGTGGCGGTGCTGCTCCAACTGACGGAACTCAAAGAGATCTAACAGAAACTTTGTTAAAAGATGTTTTACAACTTTGCTTTGAAAATGGTGGTGAACCATCATTAGCTATTTGTGGCCCACATAACAAACAAGTTATTTCTGGTTTCACAGGTAGAACTCAAGCAAGACAAATGATCGATGCAAACACAGTTGAAGCATCAGTATCTATCTACTCTTCTGACTTTGGTGAACTGAAAATAGTTCCATCAAACAGATCAAGAGAAAGATCTTTACTGTTGGTTGATCCTGAGTATGCAAAAGTATCTTACTTGCGTGATTTCAAAACAGTTGACATTGCTACAATAGGCGATGCAATGACCAAAATGATCGTGGTTGAGTATGGATTAGAAGTATCCAACGAAGCGGCTCATGGTGTTGTTGCTGACCTTAATGTAAGTTAAGTTCTCGGTTAATAACCTTA